GATCCATTCAAAAAGGAGATCCAGTTTACGATTTTTGGAACACTGGAATTAACCCAGAGTCTGAAAGACTATTATCTGAAGATTATCAGTTTTGTCAGTTATGGAAGAATTTTGGCGGCACAATCTATTTAGCCCCTTATGTAAAAGTAACCCACGCTGGGACATATTGGTTTGAATAATAAATTAGAGTCCTTTGGACCAATATACGTAATCAACCTTAAAGATCGTAAAGATCGTAAAGATTTTATGCTAAAACAATTTAAAAGTCACGGCATAAAAGATTTTACATTTATTGATGCAATTGATGGTAACACCCATAACATGGAATCAGATGTAATTAAGTTTGATGCATTAACATTAACAAAGCCAGAACTCGGTGCAGCCATGTCCCACCTGACAGCAATAAAAACTTGGCTTGAAACTTCTGATTCTGACTATGCAATAATTATGGAAGATGATGTAAGTTTTGAAACTGTTCAATATTGGGACTTTAATTGGTCTGAGTTTTTAAAAAATATAAATAAAAAATACGATATATTACAAATGTGTATAATACATAACATAAATATAAACACAAATACTCATTTAAAAGAAATTAATGATTGGTCTGCAGGTGCATATTTAATCAAAAGAGAGTATGCTGAAAAATTAATTAAGAAACACTATCCAGATGATAAGTTTAATTTTTATTTAGATAAAAAATCTGTCGCAGACTTTCTTATTTATTATACAGCAAAAACATACTCTACGCCATTATTTGTTACTAACCTAAAATTAAACTCATCAATAAATCAAGACCACATTTTACAAAGCCACACAAGATCTTATAATCAAATAACAGAGTTTTGGAAATCTAAAAACTCAGAGGTACAAGAAAAAACAACAGATTGTGGATACATCTCTTACCATAAAAACGATCTAGACTTTACTAAGTTTTTATCTATTAATAAAATATATGAACAAGATCTAATTGAAAACCACCTATCAGACATTATAAAAAATTCTTCAACTATTTTAGATATTGGAGCCCACGCTGGCTCGCACACCGTTGTTTATAAGAGTATTAACTCAAATGTAAAAATTCACTGTTTTGAACCCCAGGAAAAATTATTTGAATTGCTTAGTAAAAACGTGTTAGCAAACAATTTATCGGATATCACTCTTTATGGTAATTCTTTTGGGGAATCGGAACAAGAAATAGCCATAGATAGTCTAAACCTAGAGTCCTGCGATTATATCAAAATTGACCTAGAAGGTAAAGAACACCTAGTAATTAAAGGTGCAAAAGAAACTATTGAAAAGTTTAAGCCATCTATTATGTTTAAGCACAACTCACAAAAACCTCCTGTTGAAACATTAAAAATATTTGATGCGACCAAGATTTCAGACATTTTTAAAGACTTAGAAGATTTTGGATACACAATATCATGTATAGATGGCAATGGAAATCATTTGGCAATACCTAAGACAGAAAAGACTGATTAAAAAGTTATCTTTAGGGTATGCCAATCAGTACTAATATAAACGTATGATATAATACAACTATGGCGAAAATATCACTTTCAAGCGTAAAGGCCTTATTCCAAACGGGAGATCGTCCTTCACAGGCAAATTATGAAGACTTAATTGATACCCTTTCTGCACAAAGTACAGATCTTGGTACAGCAGGCAATAATGAAAGTACAATTGATGGAATTGAAAGTGCAACCGTTATAAATAATTATAATGCTACTGAATGGCGCTTAGTAAAGTACTTAATTTCAATATCAAAGACTTCTGGTGGCGATAATAAATATTACGCTACAGAATTAAACATATTAAATGACGGTACAGACGTATCAGTTAGTGAATATGGAATAATAGACAACGATGGGAATATTGGCACCATTAGCGTCTCCAGAGCTGGAAATACAGTTGCTATAACTGTTACACCAGCACCAGGAATAACACCTATAACCGTACGTTATGCACGTATTGGTTTGAAGGCATAACTAAGGAGATAAAAAATGGCAACAGTAAATAAAAACTTCAGAATTAAGAATGGACTTGTAGTTGAAGGTTCAACAGCTACCGTTAATGGCTACGACATTCTTACTAAAGTACAGGCAGACCAAGATTACATCATTAGTCTTATTGGTGGATCAGCAACACCAGAAGCAAACGCAAATGCAGTAGTTCTTCGTGATACAAATGCAAGTTTTGCTGCTAACGTAATTACAGCAGACTTAATTGGTGATGTAACTGGTCAAGTATCAGATATTTCAAACCACGATACAGATGATCTAGCTGAAGGAACTACAAATCTCTATTTCTCAAATGCTCGTGCAACTGACGCAGTTGTAGCAGGTCTTGATACAGATGATTTGACTGAAGGAAGCACAAATCTTTACTTCTCAAATGTTCGTGCACAGGATGCAACCGCAGGATCATATGATGTACTTGGTGCAGCAGGAGATGTAGCAGCAGACCTTTCAACACACGAAGGCCTTACTTCAAATATTCACGGAGTAACTGGTAACGTAGTTGGAACATCAGATACACAAACACTTTCAAACAAATCATTTAGCGATGCAATTACCTTCACTGGTGCAGGCGACTTTGAAATTAATGGTGATGGTAACGTTGTTATTACACCAGGTGCAGGTGAATACATTTTCTGGGGATCAGATATACTTGCAACTCAAGCATATGCTAGTGAATACACAGATAACTCTGTGGCAGCACTTGTTGATTCAGCACCTGAACTTCTTAATACTCTTGCTGAATTAGCTAATGCAATTGCAGAAAATCCAAACTATGCAACTGATATGGCAAATAGCCTTTCACAGAAGCAAAATACATTAACTGTAGGTCAAGGTATTGATATTACTGCAGACACCATTGCAGCAACACTTGGTTCAGGTCTTGCATTTGATGGCTCTGATGATATTTCTGTTGATCGCACTACAGTAGACGGTTGGTATGATGCTAATGGTTCTGCTGCAACTGCACAAACAAATGCACAAAATTATGCAGATGGACTTGCTAATAACTATGAGGCAGCAAACTCAATTGCAACAGCACTTGCAGGTCTTGATACAGATGATATTGCCGAAGGTACAAATCTTTACTTCTCAAATGTTCGTGCAACTGACGCAGTTGTAGCAGGTCTTGATACAGATGATCTATCTGAAGGAAGCACTAACCTTTACTTCTCAAATGCTCGTGCAACCGATGCGGTTGTAGCAGGTCTTGACACAGATGACTTAACAGAAGGAAGCACAAATCTTTACTTCTCAAATGTTCGTGCAACTAGTGCAATTCAAGATGAAGTTATTTACCCAGCAAGTGTTACAACAGTCTCTATTTTACTTAATGGTGTCCGTCAAGAAGAAGCAAACTTTACAGTATTTGGAACTGCTTCAACTGCAAATGTTCATTCCTTTAGTAACTATGATTCAGCAAAATATATTGTTACTGTAGCTGGACCTGTTTCTGGAACTAAACATTCACAAATTACAGAAATTCTTCTTACAACAGATGGAAACAATAATATTGCAATTACTGAATATGGAACAATTTGCACACATGCAAACAATCTTGCTTCATTCTCTGCAGACTATGTTGATAATACTTATCAACTAATTGCAACAGCAGCAGTAGCATGTGAAGTTGTTACAGTAGCAACACTACTTAATAGTTCAAACTACTAATAAAGGAGAAACCAAGTGGCAACGACTGATAAAGATTTTAAAGTAAAAAATGGGTTAATCGTTGCCCTTGGTGGATCTTTTGGCGGTACTGTAACAGTAGATACACCTACTGAAAATACACATGCCGCTACAAAGCTATATGTAGACACTAAAGCTCCAATCGTACCAACAGAGTCAACAGAGCCAGTAAGTCCAGTAGATGGTCAATTATGGTTTGACACTGTAACACAACATTTATCTATTTATTCAACAGATGCTGCTGAATGGATTATGATTGCTACTTTCTCCGATACCGCCGATCTTAGACAACACATTCACGATACTGCAATTGACGGAACTGGACTTATTGTTTCAGTATTCCAAGATGCAGGCTTCTATGATTCAATTTTTACATCAGCTGAAATTGCAGGATTCTATGATTCAGAGTACTGGACAAACAGCTATGATGGCGGAAGTCCATTAGATAATTTCAACTAATTATCTGATATAATATTAACATACACCACAGGAGGCTATAAATGGCAACAAGAATGCAACAGCGCAGAGGTACTGCGGCTCAATGGATTTCAACAAATTCAGGAAATGGCCCCATTCTTGAACCTGGCGAAATTGGATATGAGACCGATACAAACAAGTTTAAAATTGGTGATGGCACAAATCACTGGCTAACCCTTGATTACTTTATTGATGCTAATTCAACAGTAAACCCTGCCTTTGGCTCAAGTATTACATTTGAGGGTGCAACGGCAGATGGATTTGAAACAACACTTCAAATAACAGATCCTACAGCAGATCGTACAATTACTATTCCAAATGTTACAGGAACTGTTATTACAACAGGAAACCTTTCAGACATTACAGACATTGGTATATTTACTTCAACAATCGTAATGGAAGGTTCAACAGCAGATGCTCACGAACTTACCCTTTCAGCAGGAGAACCCACAGCAGATCGTACTATAACATTTCCTGATGAAACAGGAACAGTAGCAACACAAGAATATGTAGATTCAGAAATTGGTGGAGCAGAAGTAGATCAGTCTACACTTGCAGGTAATGGAATTAGCTGGAATGCTGGAACAAGTAAATTTGATGTAGATACTACAACAATTCAGGCTCGTGTTACAGATGTTACAGATACAGAAATCGGATACCTTAATGGTGTTACTTCAGCAATACAAACTCAATTAGATGCCAAATCAACTGAAAGCAAAACAGAAACTTTAACAAACAAAACTTTGACAAGTCCAGTAGTTTCAGGACTTACGCTTTCAGATGGTTCAATCGTTCTTGAAGGTACAACAGCAAATGAATTTGAGACAACACTTACAGTTGCAGATCCAACTGGTGACCGTACAGTAACTTTCCCAGATGCTACAGGTACTGTTGCTCTTACAAACAATAAGTTGGATGCTTTTGCAGCAACTTCTTCATCAGAACTTCAATCAGTAATCTCTGATCACAATGGTAGTGGAACACTTGTTTTTGCTGATACCCCAACACTTGTAACACCAAACATTGGTGCTGCAACTGGTACATCCCTTACACTTTCAGGGGACCTAACAATTAATGGCACAACCACAACAATTAACTCTACTACTCTTGCAGTGGATGATAAGAATATTATCCTTGGTGATGTTGATACCCCAACTGATACAACTGCCGACGGTGGTGGCCTCACACTCAAGGGGGCAACTGATAAAACTTTTAACTGGGTAGACGCTACAGATGCTTGGACTTCATCAGAGCATATTAATCTTGCTTCAGGTAAGACATTAAAATATAACGGAACTGATTTAGTTGCTTCACAAACTAGCAACTCAGGTAAGTACCTTACTACAGATGGAACTTCAACTTCTTGGGGTACAGTATCAGGATATTCAGCACCAACACTTGGATCAACATCAATTGCTTCAGGAGCTACCGTCACAACAATTGCGGGACTAACATTATCAGGTGCAACACTTTCAGGAACATCCACAATTAGCGGAACTGGTGATTTCTTAGTAAGTGGAGACACAAACGTTAGAATTGTTCCAGCTGGAGGCAGTAACGCATATGTTGGAACTTTGTCTGCAGATAATATAATTACAACTGCTGGAAATACACAGACTCTTACAAATAAAACTTTAACTAGCCCAACAATGACTGCTCCTACACTTGGAGTAGCATCTGCAACAAAAATTACATCACCAATACATGCATCACTTGATGCAAGTGGATATGAACAAGATATTTCTCTTATGAATATAATGAGTGCCTGGTAATGCAACATGCCAAGTACTTATAGTGGTCAAGGATCTTTCTCAGGTGTCGGTAGTTTAAAAAATAAAGCAGTTTATACTATTGGTCAAACTGGTCCTGCAGGAGGAAAGATTTTTTATGACGCTGGAAGCACACTATCTTGGGGTCAGTATTTAGAATGTGCTCCAGCTCCTGCTGGTGCTTCAAATTTTAGTGATACAACAGGAACATGGTCAGGTAACACTAATACTTTAGTTGGAACATCTTCAGCAATTGGCACAGGATATACAAATACTTTAGCCATAGTTGCACAAAACAATACAGCAAGTAAAGCAGGAACATATTGTGACGCATATGAGGTTAATGGATTTACTGATTGGTTCTTACCATCAAGAGATGAATTAACTCCATTTATTGCTAATAGGGCTTCGTATTCACCAGTGGCTGGTAATGCATACTATTGGTCCTCAACTGAGAGCAGTGCAACAAATGCTTATGGTCGCTATAGCAGCGGCGAAGCTTCTACTGCAAAAAGTGGAACCTGGTATATTAGACCAATTCGTTACGTAGAATAAGGGAGAAATATAATGCAAGGATTTTATAAAAATGACAACGGCTTTCTAATTTGGTCAGCCGATAGAGTTATCAATGATAACTTTGAATTATGGATAGATCAAAAGGATACCTACTCTTATCCCGTTGAAGGATGGATTTGGGCGGAATCAGAATTAATTGCAAGACAAACCTTAGAGTGCTATGGAGTTCAGCAATTCCCATCTTGGACATTAAATTTAGAAACTGCATCATATGAACCACCTACTTCATATCCAACAGATGGTAAAATGTATATGTGGGTAGAAGAAGATCTTAATTGGCAAGAACTAGTAGAATAATATGCCAAATACGTTCAGCGGAGTCGGATCTTTTTCAGGTGCAGGATCTTTATCTGCCCCTATTGTTTATTCTATAGGCGATACTGGTCCTGGCGGAGGTAAAATATTCTATGATGCTGGAAGCACTTTATCCTGGGGAAGATATATGGAAGCAGCAAATTCTTCTACTTCCCCAGCATTTAATCTTACACAACAACTCAATTGGTCTGGAAATGGAAATACTCTTGTAGGCACTTCCACCGCTATCGGTGCAGGATTGACCAACTCAATTGCGATAGTGGCGCAGAACAGTACCGCCAATAAAGCCGCAACTAGATGCCGCTCCTATACTGGTGGCGGTAAAACGGATTGGTTCTTACCTTCAAGATTAGAACTTGCTCAACTTTACTTACAAAAAACAGTTGTCGGTGGTTTTCCAACAAGCGGAACCGCTGCTCAAACCTATTATTGGGCATCTAGTGAGCAATTTACGTCAGATGCTCATATACAAAGTATGGTAGATGGCACTCAGGACTACTCTGATAAAGGAACTGGTGCTTTCCCAGTTCGCGCAATTCGTTATGTATAAATAGTTAGTAGCACTTTAATTTACAAAAAGTACTAACTCTAAAGTAAAGATTTACACGCTCTTAGTGAGCGTGTTTTTCTTTTTAAACTGTGTTATACTTAGGTACTACTTCAGAAAACATGAAGTACTCGTCTAATTTTACTTTGAAAGGTATATAAATGTCAGAAAGCGTATTCTCTTTTCGTCTATCAGAAGAATTTGTAAATAAATATCAAACCATCCCAGCGCCATTTGGATTCTCAGATGCAGGATCTAACTCTCTGGGAGAGGTAACATTTATTCGTACATATTCTCGTGTTAAAGAAGACGGGACAAAAGAACGCTGGCATGAAGTATGTCGTCGTGTAATTGAGGGTATGTATTCAGTTCAAAAAAACCATGCTAAAGATAATCGCCTACCTTGGAATGATAACAAGGCACAGAAGTCTGCCCAAGAAGCCTTTCAAAGAATGTTTGAATTAAAGTGGACTCCTCCAGGCCGTGGTCTCTGGGCATTTGGAACTCCTATGACTATGGAGAAGCGTAACTCAGCATCCCTTCAAAATTGTGCAATGGTCTCTACTCGTGACATTGATCGTAATGATCCAGGTGCTCTTTTTGCTTGGGTAATGGATGCATTAATGTTAGGTATTGGTGTAGGGTTTGATACCCTTGGTCAAGACAAGCAAATGTCTATCTATGCTCCAACAGAGCCAGCATCTATTTATGAAATCCCAGATACTCGTGAAGGATGGGTTGAGTCTGTTAGATTACTTATTAATTCATTCCTTCGTGCAAACCAGTCTATTCAAGAGTTTACCTATGACCTCATTCGTCCTCTAGGTGCCCCTATTAAGGGCTTTGGCGGGGTAGCAAGCGGTCCAGCACCACTTATTGATCTCCATACACGTATTCGTAATGTAATCGGTTCTAGAGCAGGGGATGCCTTTGATAGCCGTGCTATTGTAGATATTGTAAATCTTATTGGTACATGTGTTGTTTCTGGAAATGTTCGTCGTTCTGCTACCCTTGCACTTGGTACACCAGAAGATCAAGATTTTATTAATCTTAAAAATCCCGAGGTATTTGCAGAAAGAAATTCATATGATCCAAAGAAACCAGGGTGGGCATGGATGAGTAATAACTCTATTGCTGCTGAAGTTGGAACAAAGTATGAAGACTATGTAGATTTAATTGCAGATAATGGAGAACCAGGTTTTATTTGGTTAGATGTTGCACGTAGTTATGGTCGTCTTGCAGATGCACCAGACTATAAAGATTCTAGAATCATGGGTTTTAATCCTTGTGCTGAACAGCCACTAGAAAGTTATGAACTATGTACATTGGTTGAAGTTCATCTTAATCGCCATGAATCTAAAGAAGACTTTTTAAAGACATTAAAGTTTGCTTATCTTTATGGAAAAACTGTAACTTTAATGCCTACACATTGGCAACAGACAAATGGTATTATGCAACGCAATCGTCGTATTGGCACATCTCTTACAGGCATTGCTTCTTTTGCTGATGAATATGGTCTTCCTGTTATTCGTGAATGGATGGATGAAGGATATAATACAATCCGTAAATATGATCATTCATATTCAGAATGGTTGTGTGTTCGTGAGTCAGTTCGTGTAACTACAGTTAAGCCATCAGGATCTGTTTCACTTCTCTCTGGTGCTACCCCTGGAGTTCACTGGGGTCCTGGTGGAGAGTTCTATCTTAGAGCTATTCGCTTTGGAGACCAAGATCCAATGCTTCACCTATTCAAAGCAGCGGGGTATAAAGTTGAACCAGACCTTGTATCAGCAAATACACAGGTAGTATATTTCCCAGTTGCATCTGGACACAAACGTGCAGAAAAGCAGGTTAGTTTGTTTGAGAAAATTGGTTTGGCAGCAACTGCTCAGAAGTACTGGTCAGATAATGGTGTCTCTGTGACACTTTCATTTGACAAAGAAGAAGAAACAAAATTTATTGCTCCAGCCCTTAATATGTATGAGGGCCAGCTAAAGGCTGTTTCATTCCTTCCAATGGGGAATAAAACCTATCCACAGCAACCATATACGGAGATTACAAGAGAACAATATAATGCATATGTAGGAACAATTGGCAAAATTGACTGGTCTGCTATTTATGATGGTAAAGATAACCTTGATGCTGAGTCTGAGAAATATTGTTCTACAGATGCTTGTGAAATCAAGTTGTACTAAAATACTGGTTATTTAAGTACTTATCTCTTAGGAATATGGTATACTGATGGTTATGGATTCTTTAATCAACCCCGAAACTGGCCAACCAATTGTCAAAAATGTACGCAGACAGGTTATAGAAAAAAAATATAACTGGGGTCTATATGTGTATAAAAAGTCAACTGGAAAATGGTTTACTGACGGAGAAGGCAACGTACTCAACATTGAGTCAATGCGTAATGATATAGCAAAAATTGCAGAACTTAAAGCAGCAGCAAAGCACTATGGAGATGAAGGCGATGGAGAAGCAGTATTTGTTCCAGGCCTTACTCGTATTTCAGAAGAGGAACACTCTGAACAAATAGATCGTATGAAGTCTGGACTAATCCCTTCAATGAACGATTTAGGTGCGTGGCATGCAGCCCAGCAAACTCTTAATAAAGCAGGAAAGGGTGCATTTGATGAGTAACAGTGATTACCTAGAAGCAAGACTTGGAACAACAGATAAACCAGAAAGTCAGTTTAAAAATAGTGATCCATTTAATAAATCTTGGGACGAATTAAAATCTTTGACGGGAATTGAAGAAAACTTTAAACGCCGTGTTACAAGACAAGTAAATAAAGCAGTAACCCAAGAAGGTTATCTTGCTACAAATGCAAATATTAATTTGCTTAGTGATTCATATTTGAGTTCAGCAAATGCTGATCCAAAAGGCATCAAAGATTCTGGATCTAAAGCAATTAATCCTGGTTTGGTTTACCGCAATGGCTATGGCTTATTTGATGTAATTACTCCGCCTTATAATATGTATGAACTTGCTAATTTTTATGATACATCTTTTGCTAATCATGCCGCAATTGACGCAAAGGTAGAAAATGTTGTTGGTCTTGGATATCGTTTTGATGTCACAGATAGAACAATGATGAGTCTTGAAAACAATTCAGATACAGGTGCAACTCTTCGTGCTCGTAATCGTATTGAAAGAGCTAAATTAGAAATACGTGATTGGCTTGAATCATTAAACGATGATGATAGTTTTACACGAACAATGGAAAAAATTTATACAGATCTTCAAGCAACTGGAAATGGTTACATGGAAATTGGAAGAACCATAACTGGAGAGATTGGATATGTTGGACATATTCCTTCAACAACAGTTCGTGTCCGTCGCCTTCGTGATGGTTTTGTTCAAATCATTGGACCAAAAGTTGTTTACTTCCGTAACTTTGCTGCAAATAATCAAAACCCACTAACAGAAGATAATCGTCCAAATGAAATTATTCACTTTAAAGATTATTCACCTTTAAATACTTATTACGGTGTACCTGATATTATTGCAGCCCTTCCATCATTAATTGGTGATCAGCTTGCATCACAATATAATATTGATTATTTTGAAAATAAAGCGGTACCAAGATATGTTATAACTCTTAAGGGTGCAAAGTTATCTGCAGACGCTGAAGATAAAATGTTTAGATTCTTGCAAACAGGAATGAAGTCACAATCACATAGAACACTTTACATTCCTCTTCCTGGAGATACTGATCATTCTAAAGTTGAGTTTGAAATGAAGCCAATTGAAAATGGTATTCAGGATGGTTCATTTAAAGAGTACCGAAAGCAAAATCGTGACGATATTTTAATTGCTCATCAAGTTCCAATTTCTAAACTTGGTGGTTCAGACTCAGGTGCTATTGCTGCAGCTCTTGCTCAAGATCGTACATTTAAAGAGCAGGTTTCTCGTCCAGAACAACAGCATCTTGAAAAAGTAATTAGCAAAATTATTAAAGAAAAAACAGACATTCTTCAGTTTAAGTTTAATGAACTTACACTTACAGATGAGATTGCACAGTCACAAATTCTTGAGCGTTATGTAAAGAATCAAATTATGCTTCCTAATGAAGCACGTGAAATCTTAGACCTTCCTCAAGCAGATCACGGTGATACTCCACTTGAACTTAGTCCAAGACAGGCTGCAGATTCAAGAGCAAATGGGAATCGTTCTAGAGATTCTGAACGAACAAATAACCAATCTGATAGCTCTGCAACTGTATCTGGACGCAATCCGAAGGGTGAAGGTAGAGCATCTCAATAATTGAGAAAACTCTATAAATATTTGGTATAATGGAATACGATATGGACATAAATAAAGCTTTTTGGACCACTGACGGCGACAGCCTTCGCCTTTCAATGCCCTTTGGAAAAGTAGACATTGAGAAAAGAATTGTCTCTGGTTTTGCATCTCTTGACAATGTTGATAAACAATATGACATTGTTACAACAGAAGCATCTATGAGTGCTTTTGCAAAATTCCGTGGAAACATACGTGAAATGCATCAGCCCTCAGCAGTTGGAAAAATGCTTAACTTTAAAGAAGAAAAATATTTTGATCCAGAAACAAAGAAATTTTATAAGGGAGTTTATGTTTCTACATACATTTCCAAAGGTGCACAGGACGCATGGGAAAAAGTTCTTGATGGAACATACACTGGTTTTTCAATCGGGGGACGAATGAATAAGTGGGATGATGCATATAATGAAGAACTTGATAAAGCAATTAGAATTATTAAAGACTATGATCTAGTAGAACTATCTTTAGTAGATTCACCAGCAAATCAATTTGCAAGTATTATGTCAGTTGAAAAAGTTGACGGTGTAGATGTTATTAAAGGTGAGTTTGCCGATGTAGTTGTAGAAAATGTTTTTTATGATGAAGAAACAGGCATTGTTCTAACTTCTGATGAAGAGACATACGTTAGCCCAGTAAACGGTAACGAAATGAAAAACATTGGTTTTGTAGAAAAAAATGACTCAGATAAAGCAAACATGATAAAGTTCTTAGTTGATAGTGCTAAAGGCATTAATACATCTAAGATTACAAAGGAGGTAAACCCTATGTCAGAAGATACACTAACAGTGGATGCACCAGTTGCAGAAGCAGAAGCAGTATCAGTAGAGGTCACTCCAGAGGCACAACCAATAGAAGCAGTAGAAGCAGTCACAGAAGCAGAAGCACCAGTTGCTGAAGCAGAAAAGTCTGACTCAATTGCTGATGATAGTGCTACATCTTCAGTAGAAGATGCAATTCAGAATCCAGAAGCACCAGCAGCAGAAGATGCTGCAAAGGCTGATCAAGTAATTGCTGATGCAATTACAGACATCAAGGAATCTGTTACTAATGCCTTTGGCGATCTAACAGCAACACTTAAGTCACTTAGTGATGAAGTTGCTAATATAAAGAAGTCTCTTGATGCCACAACAACTGATGTAAATCAGATCAAGGGTACTTTTAACGAAATTGGAAAGAGAGTTGATTCCGTAGAAAAGGACACCGCTTTCCGCAAGTCTGGCGATCTTGGCGAGATCGTGCAGGAAATGGATGAAAGTCCAATTCAAAAATCCCTATGGGGCGGACGTTTCCTCAAATTCTCCGACCTATATAACTAACATAAAAAATCACTAGGAGGTGAACAATATGTCAGAAGATATCGTAAAAAACTATCCAGGAACTACAACTAGTCATGGTCATGATGGATCAGGTGCAGTAGCATCAGGTTCAGACGGTGCTCCCGCAACCATCGTAAGTGGTCGTGAAGGCATTCTAGGAAATATTGCTGGAGCAAATTACGGAACATCAGGTGCAAACGCAGTTAACCCTGTCGGCACACCAGGTGGAATCCTATTGCCTGAACAAGCACGTCGCTTCATTGATTATGTGTGGGATGCTACAGTTCTCGCTAAAGATGGACGTAGAGTTACAATGCGAGCAAATACAATGGAACTTGAAAAAGTTAACGTTGGTGAGCGTGTAATTCGTGCAGCAGCACAAGCAGACCCTACATTTACAAATGCAGGCGCAACTTTCTCAAAGGTTGAATTGACTACAAAGAAGATTCGTCTTGACTGGGAAGTATCAACAGAAGCACTAGAAGATAACGTAGAAGGCGGCGCTCTTGAAGACCATCTCGTACGTTTGATGACAAATGCTTTTGCAAACGACATTGAAGATCTTGCGATCAACGGTGACGGTGCAACAGGATCATTCCTTTCAATCATGGAAGGCTTTGTTGAAAAAGTACAGGGCGGAGACTCACACGAGTCAATGGTAACTGTTGCTGACAACGCATGGACAACAGAGGTTATGCAAAACATTATCCTCGCAATGCCACGTAAGTATCGTGCAATCAAGAACAATCTTAAGTTCTATGCTGGTACAGACGCATTCCAGGGTATCATTAAAAATAATGGTACATTGGCTGATGCAATCGCAGAAGCATTTGCTGGTAAGCCAGCAGGTACACCTGCAAACCGTCAAGCATACCTTGATGGCAATGCTCAGACATTTGGTGGAGCACGTACAACTCGTGTTCTCGGTGTTGAAGTCCAAGAAGTTCCTTACTACCCTGCAGGATATGTAGATCTTACATTCCCACAGAACCGTGTATGGGGATTCCAACGTGATATCACTGTAAACCGTTTCTACCAACCAAAGAAGGACACAATTGAATACACAGTATTCGTCCGCTTTGGTCTACAATGGGAAGAACTTGACGCAGTTGCATACGCAACAGCAGCAAATAACTCATAATCGCTAAAACGATTGACTTGGGGAACGGTGTAAAAGCCGTTCCCTTCAGTCATTTATAGGGAGAATAAAATGTCTTATCCAGGTGAACCAATTGATCATAGTCACAATGGCGAAGGAGCAATTGTTACATTAGGAAATCCAGGTGTTATTATTATGGGATCTAGTGGTCTACAAGTTAATACACTTGGAGCTTCAGGAGCAACTCTTGGAGAAACATCGGGACCTAATGCTGTAAATCCATCGGGAACACCAAATGGAATTCGTTTACCAATGCAAAATAATTTTGGTAGAGGAAGACGACGCTAATTCTGGTATAATAACATAGGAGGAATTAATGTCTATTATTGAAGATTTATCTAAAAAGACTGTTATGGAAATAAAGTCTTATGCAAAGAAAAATAACATTGATTTGTTTGGGGTAACAACAAAAGTTCACATGCTTGAAGTAATTTCTAGTTGGACTCCAAAACAAGAGTCAACAGTAAACCCAAAAGCAGAAAAGCTAATTAATGAAAAAGTAGCACTCTTTTCAGAACGTAATATTTTCTGGAATGGTGTTGGAGAAATCATAAAAGGCTATAACATTGTAACCAAGGAGGTTTCCGAAAAGTGGCTTACCCACAACAAGGTTCGCACAGCGACACCTCAAGAAGTGGCAAAGTACTACGGTAAATAATTATGATAATTCTAAGACTCCCACCATACCCTATTGAGATTAAGTATGACGTTCCTTTACCAGATACAGACTACCTGTTTACTATTGAAAATGCCCCTAAAACAATTGAGGTATCTGAAACAATCACATCTGATGCAAACTCTCAGATTACTTTTACTTTGACGGGTGATTTTATTACTTATGATCACGATTACTCGGTACAAATATTTGAAGATTCCGAAGAAGATATTCTTGTTCAAGACATTCTTAGTATTATTAGACCATATGTTGATCCAAATACACTAGGCACAACTGCAACAGAAATTGCAGAAGCAACATATAATGAACGTATTGCTAGAGCAATTGTTGATTCATTAATTAACCGAGGCTTTACATTTGAAAAGAAAATTCTTGAGGTTGTTGGTCAAGGAACTGATTATATCCCTGTTTGGGGAACAATTTATAAGATTAATCAAGTTTATGAAAATGGGCAACTTGTGTATGACATTACAGATACAGTAGATGGACCAGCTCTAAATGGATTTGATTATGCAGTTACAAAAGATAGAACTGCAATTGTTAAAATTCCTACAGACTCATCTTACTATGAATCAAAAGATCGTGCAGAAAGAAAACCACTTAAGTATAGAGATGCAGGGTCAGACTCATTTTATACATATGCACCATATGAAAATTATGACAACATGTGGACAAACACAAAAAATACAGCAGTTTCATTTCCAGAAGGTTTTGATTATATAATTGATTATGATTCAGGGTATAAAGTTATTCCAAATGATGTACGTGATGCAGTAGGAATGATGATTGATGACCTTAAGTGCGGAAGAATGGATCACTACAAATCTTATGTTAGTGAATATGAAACAGATCAATTTAAACTAAAATATGACTCATCTAAGTTCTTTGGAACTGGAAACATTCTAGTTGATATTATTCTTGATAAATACATTACAAATTTGCGTACACCTGGGATGCTGTGATGAATTGTGATAAACCAGACTTTATGTACCCAATGCTTGCTGATGTTTATTATGCAATAATTAAACAAAATGAATATGGCAAGGCAATAAAAGATTGGGTATTTGATAAAACAATTACATGCAATGCCCAGCCAATTACAAAAAGAACTCAGGAAGAAATGAGTCCTGCAATATTTCTTCAGACGGATGGAAAATTAGTAGCAAGATCTAAAACTGATATTAGAACTTCTTCTAAAAATGATAATAATGCTATAACAAACGTATTAATAACAAATATAAGGCTTCCACAAGATAACCTTGTATATAGAGAAACTGCGGGACCAAGAAATGGCAGAGGAACAATCTATGAACTCGCCACAATAGAACCTTTTATTGGTGGCTTACAAAGCATTGAATACTATTACATGATGTGGCGTAGATCAGAAAATCAGACAGTTGGTGACTAATGAGAGTTTCTCTTAATGCTAAAGAATTTGAAAAATCTATTTTAAATATAGCAAATTATTCTATTGGGTTTTTAGATGGTGCTCAAAAGGGCAAAAGTGTTTTTTTAAAAAATCTTGGTAAAAGCACAATTTTAGTATTAAAACAATACGTTGATGCTGAAGCAAGATCAAACCCAAAAGCACTTCATCATATTTATGAATGGTATAAAACTGGAAGTCCTAATGCTAGACTTTTTGACTTTGATTATACTGTAAGCAATTTAGGATTATCCTTTATGTCAACATTTAAACAGTCAAGTTCCTTGTCTCAGGGATCATCAACACCTTTTTATAATAAAGCAAAAATAATGGAAGATGGTATACCAGTAAAAATATCTCCCAAGAAATCAAAAGTTTTAGTATTTGAATCTAACGGAGAAACCGTTTTTACAAGCAATGATATTACTATTGACAATCCTGGAGGAGACTACGTTTCAGGATCCTTTGAACGTGCCGTTGATGAATTTTTTAACGTTTATTTTAGACAATCATTTTTAGCATCATCGGGATTAAAGTCTTACATAAATAATCCAATTCTTTATAAACAAAACATTAAAAAAGGATCAAAGTCTGGTAAGGCTGTTGGAGTTAACACTGGATTTAAATGGATAGCAAATGCACATATGGGAGTAGAATAGAACCATGACTTTTAACGCAGCCACTGAAACAGGGTTTCCACCTCTTTTTATCAATAAATATATTATTGCTCAGTTAAAAGATTTTGGAATAGTTACGGGTATTGAGGGAATAGATCCAATAGTTCCAGTACAGTCCACCAACCTAGATGACCTATTTGGAGAAATCACTGTAACTGGAGATGCATTTTTAATAGCATATGATAGATTAGCTAGATATAGACAAGACACAATGTATAGACATAAAAGAGAGCAATTGGTTTATACCATTCACTCTTCGGATGATGCTCAGGGATTCAATATAGCAAGAATAATTGCAGAAGCCCTAGATAGAGAAGATGCAGCCGCAGAAGATGTTAATCTATGGCTTATTCAAAATCCCGATAAAATACCTCCTATAAATGTATTTTTTCATCGTTTTAAGGTTTTCCAAGTAGATGAGACTAGGGACCTAGTTGAGCTAGGATCTGTCAAGTTTAACTGGCGGGGTAAACTAATTATTGAGTATGATTATCATACAAAAGATTCCCTATATACTTAAAAATGCTGTTATAATTAATTTTGAGGAAACAAGCGCCAAACAACTTAATAAACCTATTTAGAAATCT